GAATAGGAATGTCACGGACATACAGCGAAGCTTTTTTGATTGAGTTGCACAAGGCCAATCCCAACAGGGCTGGCATTGCGTTAGCACTTGCTTGTGTGAAGGCAAACCTCCCTGCAAAGTATGTAGCTAATGCGTTGGAAGTAACTCGCATGACGGTCTTTAGTTGGTTCCGTGGCAAACCTCTGCGCCACAACAACCTTGTTAAGGTTGAGACACTGACTGATCTGATTGAGAGCGACACTGCCAAAGGTATTCTTCCAGCAAAGGGAACTGCGGCGGCCAAAGCGTACCTTGAAGATATGGTCGGGAGAAAATTTGACTAAATAAAAATCGGGGGGAAAGCTGCGTAATGCTTTTTGAAAGCTTGCAGACGAGCGGTTAGTACCCCCACCCATTCACCGAGCGGGCATAGTCCCGCTCTTTTCAACTCTGGCGAGACATGTTAAAACAATTCTACGAGAAAGCATTGCCTACGCAGGGTGTCTATTGCATAACAAGCATTGGGACTGACAAAAAGGTTTCAAACAAATTTGCAGAGACACTTGACGACGTATTTGCACAGATAGAGACGTTCAAGAAAAAGGGAGTCAACACTTTCGTTGCACTTGGAACGTTTGAGGGCTATAGCAGGAAAGCAGATGACTGCCTCTTCGTGCGATCATTCTTCATTGACCTAGATGTCGGTGCAGAAAAAGATTATCAAACAAAGGGCGACGCACACACGGCGCTCTACAAACTAGTTGGGGAGACTGGGCTACCTGACCCAGTAGTGATTGACTCAGGTGGCGGGGTTCATGCCTACTGGATCATGGATGAGGACATCCCCAAAGATGAATGGAAGCTAGCCGCTGAGAAATTCAAAGCGCTATGCCTTCAGCATATATCTATTGACCCAGTGGTTACCGCAGATGCCGCACGTATCATGCGCGCACCTGAGACGTTCAACCACAAGTTTGATCCACCAGAGCCAACGTCAGTTGTAAGCGATGAGATCTTTGCCTATAGCTGGCAAGAGTTTAAAGAGTTCTTGGGCGTAGAGCCTGTTGCAGAAGCCGAGCCGCTTACAGAAGAACAACTCACTGCTCAAGACATCCTTGCAAGTATCCCCAAAGGCGTTGATGAAGATACCAAAGCAATTCTAAAGCTAGACAACTTTGCAAAATCATTTGAGACACTAGTAGAAAAAAGTTTGGCAGGAGATGGATGCGAACAGATTAAATACATCTGGGAGAACCGCGCCACATTACCAGAACCTCCATGGCGCGCTGGCTTATCTATTGCCAAGTTTTGTGATGATGGCGCTACTGCTATCCATAAATTATCTGAACCACACCCAGGGTATAACCATGCTAAAACAGAAGAAAAAGCAGATGCCATTCCTGCTCCGAGAACCTGCGCACGATTTATCGAGGACTACCCAGAACGATGCGAGGGATGCCAGCACAGAGGGAAGATTACTAGTCCAATTCAACTTGCAAGAGTCTTTAAACCAGCCCCTGCGCCAAATAAAGAGGACGCAGTTTGGGAAGTCCCGAATACCCAAAAAGTTCCTGATTTCCCCGACTTCATGACGCCATTTGTGCGTGGACAGAATGGCGGTATATATTTTGTTCCAGCACCCAAGACAGACAAGCAAGGCAAGAAACATCAAGACGATCCTATCTTGATCTTGGCGCACGACTTGTTTCCCATTAAACGCATGGTGAGCCCGCACGATGGCGAGTGCTTGCAGATGCGTACGATTCTTCCGTTTGACGGGGAACGCGAATTCCTCCTGCCCATGAAGCAGGTGTACGCCAAAGAAGCGCTCAAGGCAATCATGTCCAGCAATGGAGTTTTCTTCGCTTCACACCACGACCAACACCTTATGAACTACATCATCAAATGGGGGCAGTACCTCCAGACAACTGACAAAGCGTTACAGATGCGCATGCAGATGGGCTGGACGCAAGACCGCACAGACAAAGAATGGAACAACCGAAGCTTTGTTATAGGTAGAAAAGAGATTACCCGCACTGGCGAAATCATTGAAGCCCCATCGTCTCCATTCGTTCGTGGTCTATCACGCCACATTACGCAGAACGGAACCTTTGCGCGTTGGCGCGAGTCGCTTGATTACTTAAACAAACCACAGTTTGAACTGCATGCCTTTGCCGCAATGACGGGATTTGGTTCTCCTCTGATGTGCTACACGTCTACATCTGGTGTGGTGATGAGTTTGACTGGACTGTCAGGCAACGCTAAGACAGGCGCTATGTATGCAGGGCTTAGCGTGTTTGGACACCCTAAAGATTTGAGCGTGGTGGGCGCTACAGACAACGGTTTAACAGGTCGCTATCTTGGACTGCACAGCTTGATGTTTGGTCTTGATGAAGTAGGCGATAAGAAGGCTGAAGATTTGGGACAGTTGATTCATAACGTATCACACGGTAAAGCCAAAATTCGTATGCAGGGTTCGGTCAACGCTGAACGGGAATACGAAATGTCTGCATCATTGACCGCAGTGTTGACATCTAACCACGGCATATATGGCAAGTTAGAATCCGTCAAAATGAATCCCGACGGAGAAGCAGCACGTCTGATTGAGTTTGAAGTCTTCCGCCCAAGCATATTGAACCACGACGCCAAGCTTGGTGAATACATCTTTGATGCGTTCAAATACAACTACGGTCATGCAGGTCCGATGTTTATACAGCACATAATGAAGCAAGGCGACAACTATGTGATGGACAACATTGCCAAGTGGGAAGAAAAATTCTTAACTGACTTTGGTAACTACGCAGAGTATCGGTTTTACAAGAACTTGGTCGGTACTAATCTTGGTGGCGCAAGCATAGCTAATCAAGCCAATATCACTGCATGGGAACTTGATCGCATATACCATGAAGCAGTTTTAAAGATGATTGAGATTAGGGACAATGTTGTAAAGGTTAACCGCACTGACTATCAATCTGTGCTGGGCGACTTCATCAATAAGAACATGGGCAACATTCTTGTACTCAAAGATGGCAAAGTCACTATGGAGCCACGGGGCCAGATTGTAGGGCGCATCGTCAGCGAAGAAGGTCTCTTGCAAGTATCCAAGACTGAGTTCAAGAAGTTCTTGGCGGAGCGCAAAATTGGCAGCCGTGAGTTTGAGTTTGATATGCGGGATAAAAAGATTCTTGTAGACGACAAGAAGGGACGCCTTACTACTGGGTGGAAGTCAGCGATCAGCACCGATCCTGCATATCTCTATTGGTTCAAGACTGAGATGCCAAACGACTTGTTCAATGAATCCGAGTGACATCAAAGAACCTGAGTGGATCTTCCCATTTGATGTAATGGAGGTGGGGGAGAGTTTCTTCATCCCCACCTTGCGCCCTGCCGAGATAATCTACGCTCTAGAAAGTGGAGCCAAGCGCGCCAACGTGAGAGTCAAGTGCTATGTCACGCACAAAGACAATCACCTTGGAGTCCGCGCTTGGCGCATTCGTTAAGGCTCTAATCCGTAAGACTCAAACAAGTCAATCATCTGGCGCTTAATCATGTTTTCGTATAACTGATTCATACGTAACAAGTCTTTGCGATCTGCTGGCGATAAATTTTTATCTAACCGAACAGTTTTATCTTGAGCGCGTAGCGGATTTAATTCTTTATTTAAAATCTTGTTGTATGTCTCAACAATGACTTCATCCATTGGATACTTGGCTGTGTACTCGGCATACTTTACAGGCTGCGTCTTAAAGTCATTGATGACTTTCTCCATGTGCTTAACTTCTTTCTCTACTTTTGCAAACTGCCTTGAATCGTAGCTAGCGCGAGCGCCAAAGAAAGAACCAAGTAATGGCAGATCAGTTTTAGGGTTGAAGTCTTTACGACCTTGCGATACATCAGCAATCCCATATAAAGACTCACCTATGCGGCTAATACCATCTATGTAACTGTTGGACAAGAAATACATCGTGTTGGGGCTAACATCAAACCAACCATCAGTAGCGTCATGCGCCCACACAGCGGCGTCTTTCCACATCTCTGGAATATTGTCACCGCCAGTGTAGGCATCGCCAAGACGACGTTGCGCTGTACTATTAATGTTATGACCCAAGCCGTTTACGTTCATAGCAAACTCAAGTATGGGGCGCGCAATACTTGGCGCTGCCGTGTCGAGTAACCAGAATGGAATGTTACTTGGGGTAGTAATAGGGATACGCGACACTGGGATAGGCACGAACGAGTCCAACATGATAGACGTAAATATGTTTGGTAGCGCCTCAGTAATTTTTTGACTGCCGCCAACAACGCCAGCAATTTGAGCACCAGCAGCTGCAAACGCGCCAAGACCAAAACCCCAAGGAATTTGGAATATCAAAGGTTCTTTTAAACCCATAGCTTCACTAATACCGCGTGGAATATGGAAGCGCGCAAAGCGAGTCCACTGCTCCATGTTATCTGTAGCTACAGCGTTGCGTCCTAGGTCATCATCGTCAGAAGTCATGTACGCCATGGTGTACGCAAGCATACCAAGACCGAACAATGCAGTAGACATGAACTGCGCGTTTCTTTTTAATTCTTTAAAGTTTTTAAGATACAACTCTTTCGCAGCTTCATCTTTTGCAATCTCAGGAGGTAAACGTGCTTCAGCAGCTTTTAGAGAAGTAAACGCAGGCGCTACAGCTTCAACTGCACGCACAGCACCAGTAGCGGCGGGTCGGAAGAACATGTAGAACGCGCCCCAGGCCTTGCCCAATTCGCCAACCTGCTCAAAGTTAGCAAGGTTTTTAGTAAAAACTGCCGCATGGGTTTTTGCTGATTCTTCAGACTCACCTTTTTGCATAAATCTATTTTTAGCAATGCTGTAGGCAGAGGCGCGGCTAGCCAATTCAAACATGTTAGTCCACACATCAACGAATTGATTTAGGTCTTCAAGATTTGTAATGATCCCCGACTGCCCAACGTTTCTATTAAGTTCTTGAAAGTTTGACTGCAAGGACATGCCATTCAAGTGAGACACCATACCGCCTTGGCGGATGTACTCAACCATGTCACGAATGTACGGGTCTTTTTCTGCCAAAGTTTTTAAAGCTCTAAGAGATTGTGGGTCACCTTTGGGGAACAGGATAGCTACTTGCATAGCCTTGTACATGCCGCCGTTGGCGGTCAAGAACGCTACGTCTTTTAAATAGCGGGCAGCTTCAACCGGACCTAACTCACTAGCGCCAATGTTCCAAGTGTTGGTCAACGCATCGCGCACAAAGTTAAGCGGCGCAAAGTTGTAGTTATATCGAGTGTGCATCTGACCAATACGGCTAGTCCACTTGTTAGCAAACTCAACTGTAGGACTAATTCTTTCGTATGTACGGCGAATTGAGTTTCGCAATTTTTCATCTTGCACCACAAGTACATCAATACTGCCATCATCGTTGTAATGGAAGATAGAATTTTCACCTTTTAGTTCATCCAAATTAACGCTGAATCGGTCTGCAAAAGGTATGTGATGTGAAACTCTTCCCAAAAGCACTGTGTTGCCGTTAGCGTCTTTATTAGTGATTGCGTTTTTAATCGCTTGTGTCAGGTTACGACGTCCAGCGCGCAGTGAAGCACGAGTGGCATCCGTCATAGTTTGCAAAATAGGATTTCTAGCCACGCTAGAACGACCACCCATAGCGCCGGGGGCGTCTTGTAGTTCGCGCCCTTTGCCAAGCTTTTCAAAGTCAATCTCATCATCAACAGTTGAGTGAGCTGGACCTTTTAACGGGATGTAGTTTTCAAACCCATAGAACGCCACGCGATTGCTAACAGGCTGAGACCAATAGTTAGCAATCTTGTTCAACTCCGTAGTGACTGTATGCAGTGCCTGAATAGAGTCAACAACTTTTTGAATTTCCGCAGCTTGTGGGTGCGTCTTGATCTGTTCACGAATCAACTTAGCATCAGCTAAATTGATACCAGTTGCGGTGTAAGAGTCCGAATCGTATTTGATGTCGGGTTTAAGGAACTTGCCTTTTGGTTTGCGTGGTGTGTACGTATCTCCGGCGGGGTCTACAAACTTCATGTTTGGTTTTGGGTTACCGTCAGTATCAAGCACCAAGTTACCACTAGCATCTTTCTCAAAAACAATTGTCTCCAACTCTTCACGCAACTGCTTTGCCTGCGCTTGAGTTAAGGAGTAATTATCCAACAGTTTGAGGATGTCACTACGGCGTGTAGCAGCGCTAATCATCTTGCCACCATGCATAAGGGCGGCTTTAGTGCTAAGTGGTACAGACAACAGGTAGCGCACCATACGGCGCTCTGGCTCATGCACTGCTTCAAGAATTTTGTGCAGTTCTTCAATAGCATTTTTAGTTGACAGCTTTGCGCCATCCGCAAACTCTTTTACAGCGCGGTCTAATTCCCTGGCAGGTTCGCTAACGTATGCATTAAAGAAGTTTTTACCGTCACCAACAGCTAATACGATCTGCTCGTATACGTTGTTCATCTTGTCTTTACCCTCGCGGATAAGTTTGCCAGACATATATAAAATATTGTCGTGCGCTTTAATAAGGTAACGATCATCTTGGAATAATCGCGCTAAATTTCTCCAAGTGTTAATGTTGTACCATGAACGGTAAATTTTAGTTGCTACCGACACGGGAGCATCTTCTTGTGGAAGGTCGTATGCGGGGTTGTGCTTGCCTAACTCAGCTTTGTGTTTCTCTATAGGTTTAGGCACTGGAGGCGTAGCGGGCGCAGCTGCACCCGTCTTACCAGTAGGCGTTGTAGCAGGCAGTGCTGGTAAAAAGATTGGCTCAGTTGGTTTAGAGATGATGTCGTCAAACGCCGCTGCAATCTCCATCACATAATTTGGTTGTACTGCTTTACTTAAATTGCCGCTCTTTGTCAGATAGATATCACGTACTTTAAGCAGGTTTGCAACAGCTAATTTAAACTTAGACCACTGAGATTTTTTCTCAGGAAGATTTGTCTTAGTAATTTCTGTACCAAACAAACGGCTTTCTAATTTACTAACGTCGGCTTCGCCATGCAAGTCTTGTTGTAACTGTTCGCTGGTCAACGCATAAGACACAAACTCAAACAGATTTTTGTACGCTTCAGGGTGGTCTTCAGCAAGTGAGCCACGAGTCTCATTCATGATGCGCTCAAGCTGGCGGATGCCGTTAAGCTGCAACTGGGACAGGGATCCCTTTTTGCCGTACAAATACTCGTTAATAACCTTGACCGTACCAGCGTGGACAATCTCATGCAGGATAGTGTTGCTGGTTAAGCCTTCTACAGTCACATAAATAACATCTTTGGCTGGGTCGTACTGCGCTAAGTCACCGCCAATTTTTGACGATTCAACAATTTCTATTTTGGTATCAAGATTTAAGTCGGAGAGCGCGCCAGCCACCATCTTCATAACGCGTTTAGCAGGCGATGCACTAGCGCCCAACCTAACGTCGGTCATGTACTCTAGAACACCACGCAAATTCCCATCCATAATCATTTTGATTACGGAGTTAGGTAAAAAATTATTGCCCCCTTTAGTGCGATCAATATATTCACGGTTCTGACGATCGCGTTCTTGCTGCTCTTCTGATTCGCGGCGTACTTTTTCTTGACGGTTAATAGTGTTTTGTTTTTCGCGCTTCTCACCTTCAGACAACAGACTGTTATCTTCGTTAAGTTGTCTAGCAAGTTTTGCAAACGCAACGGTCTGCTGCGCGCCAGCTAACGTAGGCACGCCTTTTAGGAAAATATCTTTTTGCTCTTGGGTTAGCTTAGACCAAGCTGGGAATTCAACCCCAAAGATTTTGCTGTAGTCGCTGCGGCCTTCTTCATACTGATTTACAGCGCGGCGCTCTGGAGCAGTAAGTTTTTCTTTGTGGCTACCACCAGTCTTTTGCAAATACGCTTGCAGGGCCGCAGCAGCTTGCTGGTGCTCCCGCTTACTGCTACCAAATGTTATTTTGCCGTCTACTAATGGGCCAGCTGTAATGTTGCCAAAGTAAATATCTTTATAGTCAGCAGCAAATTTCTTTGTATATTCAGGCAGCTCTCGTTGCTCAGGACCGTGCTCTTGCAGCTGGTCTTCAATCTCGCTTAGCCTATTAAACGCGGCCTCTTGTTCCGCGTCTGTCTTTGCTTGTCTATATGCTTCAAGGGCAGCTTTATTTGCAGCAACAAGTTCATCACGTCTTTCATTTGCGGCTTTGACTCGCGGATTAATCTCATCCCGCATCTCGTTATAAAGCTGCTGGTCTTCTTCACTAATTTCGTAGTCAGGAATAGTTCTAGGCTTGCCTTTTTCATCCGTCAACGATTCTTCGTATGCTTTAACACGCTCTTGCGCTAACGCTGTGTCAGACTTCTCTTCACCTTCTACGGCATATGGCAGTTCGCCTTCGTCTAAGAAATCTTTTTTAATATCGCGCTTAGCAGACAGCGTACCGGTGACGCCCAGTTTAGTCAAAAACTTATTAAGCTGATTCTTTTCTGTGGTGGCATTTCTACCGCTGTTTTCAATTTTTGCAATTTCAGTTTGACGACGAGCAACTTCCGCCTGCATATCAGGAGACAGATCGGCAAGAGTCTTAGGCGTTACTGTTGTTCCGGTTGTTGTCGTTTGTCCTTGCGGCGCTGTTTGCTTGGCTTGAGAGGTCGTAGTGCCACTTGTAGTTCCTTGAGGTGGTAGAGATTTAATAAACGCGTCAATATTGGCGGCTACTTCTGGCGTGCTACTATATTTAGTAATAAGTTCGGCAGGGGTTGCTCCAGCGTTATATTCATCCGTGATGATGCGCTGCGCTGCAGGGCTTATTAATGCAGGGCGCTGTTGCTTTGCTCCAGCCAGATTTGTCCCAGCAGCTGCTCCAGTAGATACCACTCCACTGGGTTGAGATCCAGCAGTTCCTGTGGCGGTCTGGCTTTGGTTGGCGAGTGTAGCCACTCCAGGGCCTGCTCCACCTGCTTGTGTGTCAATTCCTGTAGCATCGGGTGCTCCTTGTTGTGCAAGGTAATTTCGTAGATAGTCAATCTTTGCCTGATTAGATTTAATGTCCGCTGGGAATGATGCAATACCAGCTAACTTAGCAGCGGCGTGGATGTCACCCCTTTTTACTTGTTCACCGGCATCTGCTTTAGCCAGTAGGTCTTCCGCAGGTTTAATCCTTGCTGCTTCATTAGCCTGAACTTCCGCCCCAGCCTTGGTGGTATCTTCGGAGACTTTAGCTAACGGCACTTTGCCAAGCATTGAAGGCGTAAGCCCTGCGACTAAATCAGCGTTAGGTGGAGGAGGCGGTGCTTGAACTCGACCAGCCGCACTCGTGCTTTCAAGCCGTAATTGATCTTCTGGAGTTGTATCTTCTTTAGCTGCCTTGGCAAACTTCTGCGACAAATTAGTACGCGCACCGCCAACGCCACCGGGGGCAACAGACATACCAAACGCAGCTGCTGTAGTATCGACATACTCTGTAAGAGCTTCTGCATCGGTCAGTGATAACTTAGCACCGTAACGTTCCGCTGCGGTTTGAACCAATTCAGCAGGGGTTTGTTTGGCTCCAGTAACTGCAATTCTAGTAGCAACATCTAGCGCAAAATTATTAAAACTCTTCTCGCCAATTTTTAATGCGTTAATACCGGTTTTATTTATAAGAAAATCAGCAACGCCATGGACAATAGCAGCGGGCACGACACGACCAAGATCAATATCCTCTGCTGTTTTGCCTGCCTTTTGAGCTTCTTCAATTGCGCGCCCAGTAACTTCACCAGCGCCAGAAATACCAGCTTGGGACACCATACCAGCAGTTGTGCCAGCACTAATAATGGCTTTCTTAGCTTGGGCCTCAACGTATTTTTGCGCCGCTTCTTTGCCGCTTTTCTTGGCAATCTCTTCGGCAGCGTCTTTGACACCTTGTTTTATAAGTGTCTTAGATATTGCTCCAGCTAAAGCGCCAGGCAAAGCACCGACACCCGCGCCCGTAACAGCGCCAGCCGCAGCACCAGCAAGCATAAATGCGCCAGTCTCAGCAATACTACCAACACCAGAACCTATTTGATAAGGCAGCCAGTCTGTGAGTACAGTACCAATACCTTCTTTGTACGCTTCTGTAAACGAGTCAGACTGTTTGCTAGTTTGTCTAAACTTGCCTTCTTCCATTGATTCAAGACCGCTCTGAATAAGGTCTTTACTTTTAGTCAACACACCAGCAAGTGCTTTAGCTGCGCCAAACGTTTCTTGGAATTGGCCCGGCAAGTTGCCCAAGCCTCGCATAAAGTCGCCTTCTTCTGGCTCCGCTACTTGTTTTTGAGCAGGGGCAGGTACGGCTGGTTTAGCTTCTGTTTTAGAAGGTTGAGAGACTAAATGTTTAACGATATCGCCGTAACCATACCCAGCTTTATTTGCGCCAAGTACGTCAAAGTTTGATTGCTTGCCGAGAAAGTTTGCAATCTCTTCGTCGTTGTACCCAGCTTTTCGTGCGCCTTCGACATCAAAAGCCATGACTTATCCTTAAGGGCGTTGGAAAGATTCAATAGATGGGCGATCTGCTGCAGCGCCACCCCCGCCTGCATTATCAGGCTTTTTCTTTCCATAACCAAGTCGTTCGTTAATCTCTCTAAGCTGTTCTTGAGCAAGCGTGAGGTCATCTCTTGCAGCTTGACGACGAGTAGCCCAACCCGTTTCGTACCCTTTAATTATTGCGTCTGCTTTTTCTCTTTCCTTTGGTGTTATTTTAGTTGTAGACGACATACGTTTGGCAGTGGTGTACTCCAGCGTATCTTTAGCTTCTTTAGCAATATCAGTCTCAAGCTTCTCAGCAGCACGTTTAGTCTCAAGCGCATTACGTTGGAAGTTGTTACGCGTAGCTTCGTCTGCACGTCTATTAGCAGCATCACTTGTAGATTTGTCTGAAGCGTTACGCATTGCCGCAGAATCTGTTTGGGCTTTTGCTTGGATTTTTGCAGCCTCAAGCGCCCTTTCATTGCCCTCACGTTGACCTTGGAGCGACAGCAAATACTTGTTGTAGTCTTCAGCGTGCGAAGCAGCTTTTTGTTTAAGTGCCGTAGCCTTGTCAATCATGCCAAGTTTCTCAAGACGAGTGGCTTCGTCAATGTCGTAGATAATCTTGTCTGCTTCTCTACGAGCCTTCTTAGCCTCTTTCTGGTCAGAGACAATTCCAGGTATTGATTGCTTTAATGCGTTCATACCAGCGACAAGCACTGGGCCGGGAGTTGATCCCCATGATGCAAAGAACTCAGCCAAACGCAAATGCTTCTGACGCTGTTGCTCATCTTTCATGTTAGCGCGCTCAGCCATTTGTTCTGAACGATATTTTTCGCGAGCCTCGCTTGTGTCAACACCTAAAGCTTTGCGCTCAGCTTGCATTTCTTTTAACAACTCCGCAGTTGATTTAGCTGCTTGAGCCGAATAAATATCACGCTGACGCATGGCTTCTTGCGCAATGTCGGGCAACGGCTTAGGAGGAGCGGCAGGGACAGGCGTTTCCGGTTGAGTAGTTGCGCCCATGATACCGCCCGTAGTTGGGGCAGGTTGTGCAAGGCGTTCTTGCATATTAATTTTAGCTTCAGCTTCACCTTCATCGGCTTCAGTAGAAGGGCCACCATAGACACGATCACCAGCAGCAAACGCAACAATACCGCCGGGGGCATAGCTAGGCATCTGTGGCTGAGCAGCTTGGTACTGAACGCCCATAGGACCCGTGCCTTGTGGCTTATTACCCATCTGACGTTCGCGCAAAATACGTTGCGCCATTTTGCGAATAGAAGGGCTAGTAGATTCTTTAGCTTGAGCCGCCAAACCTTTTTCGTCCATGTTTTCAAGTTGCTCTTCAACTTCACCGCCCATGTCGTAAGACATGATGCCGCCCTTTGCGTATTTAAACTCACTAGGCAAACCGCCCGCAGCGCCGCCAGGTTTCATGGCGTTGTAGATATTAGCACCAGCGCCAGCCGTACCAATAAATTGTGACGCCGCACTAGGCGCAGCTTGATATTGATTAGTCGTAGACGCTTGCATTGGCAGACCGCGAAGCATGTTGGACATTGTGCCCAACTGCATGAGTGGGTACTGTTGTGCGTTGGCGTAGTCCAACATAGCTTGATTTTTAGCCGCTTGATCCAAGGCTTGCTGCTGAGCACCAGACGCGTTTTGAGCGCCGTAGATAGACAACTGATTAGCTGTACCTTGACCAGCAATATTGGACATATTGCTAGCGGCTTGATTGGCCAGACCGTAGCCAGCTTGAGCACCTTGTACACCTTGGAGTCCCATTTGAGCACCCTGCATGCCTTGTGCAGTGCCAGCCAGTTGACGATCAACACCTTGTAAACCTATGCCAGCCCCTTGCATACCAGCTTGAGAGCCTTGAATACCTGTCTGATAAGCTTGATTGGCAGCGCCAACACCAGCCAGCGCGCCTTGTTGACCTTGCAGTGCTGTACCCAGACCAGACAGACCTAACTGACCGCCTTGAAGCGCAGTGCCCAGACCTTGTTGAGCGCCCTGCAAACCTTGAAGACCAAGGTTTGCACCAAACTGCTGAGCTTGCTGTGCTTGTTGAAAAGAGCTTTGTAGACCTTGAGCTTGATTCTGGTTCTTTAATGTAGCAAGATTGCGTTCACGTTCAGCGCGCATAATTGCATCACGACCGCCACCAAATGCGCCTGCCTTGGCTGCTTCAGCTTGTTGCTGAGTGCCAATAATGCCAGCGTTACGTTCTGCTTCGCGGTTCTGTACATCCACCACGTTTTGCATGTATGGCGACATGTACGCCTGCATAGCTTGAGGGCTAGTAGCTTGACGAGCATACTGATCGCCTGCGCCAGCAGCCTGCGCTGCATACCTTTGTGCTTGAGCACCGATTTGATTACCAGTGTCTTGGGCTTGGAGTGCCATTTCTCCAATACTAGAAGCTCGATTACCGTAGCCCAAAGCAGTATTAGCTAATCCAGCGGCTTGCTGACCATAACCAGCGCCTTGAGCGCCATAGCCAGCTCCCATCTCACCGTACTTTTGGCCACCAGCAATGCCAAGTTGTTGACCTTGCAAACCTGACTGTTGACCTTGTGCGCCATATCCAAGCGCTTGATTAGCAGTGCTATACGCGCTTTGACCGGCTTGTTGCGCCATCGTACCGGCATTAGCAAAAGCGGGATCTTGCCTCATACCAGCAATACCGCGCTGGGCCGCTAGTTGGTCGGGAGTAAATCCAGCAATACCCGCAGTTGCGTCGTAGGTAAGTTGTTTACCATAATTAGGATTTGGCTTTCCATCAGGTAACGTTTTGTTTTGGTCGTATGTTCCACCATACGCTTGGTATGGTTTAAAACCTGTAATATTAAAATCACCTCGTGTAACTTCACCTGTTTCTGGGTTTGTTACATCTGGGCCACGAGTACCTTGAAACAACTGTTCCTGAGTTGCGCCCAGCATAGTCTCAACATACGGCCTTGCGTATTCAGGAACGTTTGTATTTTGAACAGTTGATGTTGTCTGAGTAGTGCCACCACCACCACCACCGCCAAAATGGAGCGTAAATTGGTCAAAAAAGTATGACTTAAAAAACTTAAACAGATTCATCTAAATGCTCCTTACGATACTCTTCATACCGCTCATTAACAATTGTCTTCCAGATTTCAGGCAATATTTCCATAGCTTTTTTATAGCCTACGCAAGACTGCACCATAAAAACAACTATATGTCCCACCGCAAATCTAAGGTTATGAGCAATTTCTAGCCCGTGCTCGTCTTTATCTTGTTCAAATTTATTAGCAACTTCAAAAGCAGCTACCGCTGTCATAAACATCGGTGTAATGTCAACACGGATACTCTGATAGAACGGGTTAATTGGTATGTAGACAAGAGCGGTTAAGAAAGCGTTGTTTATTTCTTGCTGGCTAACATCTCTATCTTTGTCTATGAGATCATCCCAAATCTGCATCAAATCCACAAGAGAGAAAAATAAATTTAAAGCGTCTTTATTACCGCCAAACCATTCTAGGTTAGCTTTCTCTATGTCTATGTGAGTAGCTTTAAAACTCATGCGGATTTCTTCTTAGGTAAATACTTTGCAGCTACGATTTGTTTACCTTGCTTCTTGTTGCCAGTACGCGCACTGCGCACTCTGTCCATCATGGCATGAAGTTGTTTAGCGCCAGCTTCGGTAGAGCCGTTGCCCAGATGCGACACCACATCTGCTGGGATTACAAACTCGCCATCTGCAAGTCGAGCAGGTTGGCGTCCGTTAATAGTTGCAGGAATGTTGTCTGACATTCCGTCGCCGGGGCCTTTGAGCAGTCTTGGGTTTCCGCCAGCAGCATAACCACCAAGGCTTGAACTCATGATGCCGCCGCTTGCAGCTTCAACGTCGCCTTTACTCTTAGCGCTTGTAGGCATATTTAATTTACCTAAAGGCGTAGGACGCTTAGCAGCAGGGGGAGAGACGTAAGCACGTTGGTTAACTTTAGCTTGACGAATCTGTGCGGCAGTCAACGCATCCTGATAGCGGGTATCAGGGTCTTGGTCGTAGTAGATACCTACGTCAGCAGACTTTGCGGGGGCTGCTTGCGGTTTACCATCCAGCATTTTTTGGTATTGAGCAATAGATTCAGAGAGGCTGCCACCCTTTGCATATTCTTGTACATCTTGAGTTTCGTTATAGCCTACGGGAATATCATAAGGATCATTACCCATAATGCCACCACCCGTTGCATAACGTCTATTTGCAGCTGGGTTGTATTGATAGTTTGCGGGGTTAGCATTACCGGCTTGAAAATTAGGCGACAACTTGTACTTAGACAATGGGCCGTCGTATTTTTCTTGGTTAAACGTAGCGCCAGAAGGGTCCATAAGACCTAACATATTAGCGCCCGTGTATGCAATTGCCGATGCTTTAAAAGGGTTTTTATCCGCCCACTCCATAGCTTTTGTAAACCCATTTTCAAGCGCAGAAGGAGGAGGAGCTGCATTAGCGGCTTGCTGAAGTTCAGCAAGGCCAGTGGGGTCTGCCATAGTTGCCGCAGGGCTACCTTGCAAAGCAGGGTTACCAAAGGAATCGTAAGACATTTGAGGAGGAGCAGGAGGAGCAGGAGAAGGAGAAGGAGCTGCTTGAGGAACAGACGTAATGCCACCATCAGTTACAGGAGAAGTTACAGCTGGAGGCATGCCTTGGCCCCCATAAAAAATAGGTTCTGGAGGTAGCGTAGTACTTATAAACTGCCCAGTAGATGGGTTAAGAGAACCTTTAGCTGTAATGTCAGCCCCAGAATTCATAGCAGCGTTTTGAACTGCCTCTGCTGTAAGAGGAGCGTTTGCAGTAACCCCTTCAATTCCCATAATACCGGTTTGCGCAGTTTGAGCGGCTTGGGCGGCTTGAGCAGCCTGTGCAACTTGCGCGGCTTCAGCAACGGCGGCGGCTTCAGCAACGGCGGCGGCTTCAGCAACGGCGGCGGCTTCAGCAATAGCGGCGGCTTCAGCAATAGCAGCGGCTTCGGCGGCCCCAAATATAGCAATCATTGGCATATTAAAACTCCTTGATTTCTGGCGACTCTAGTCCTGTGCCGCGAAGGTTATGTAAACAGCACAGCACCACATTGTCAGTCAGCGCCATGAATGCGTGCTTCTTGCCCGCAGGGATCGTAATAACAGCAGGAGCATCAAACCGCCCCATAGACTCGCCATCTTGCCAAGCTTCTACAGCGCCATGCGATATCAACGTCACATGGGGGTGAGTATGAACATGCTGAGATAAAACAGTCTTAGACTTTGGAATCGTATAGGAACGGACCCATATGTCGTCTACTTCGACAAATTCCACATAGTCAAGATCAATCTTCTTGTACTTAGGGTTTTCACTAATCTCTTCGATATTCATGTTTTAATCTTTAGAGTGCTTGTTGCCGTATCTCGGTACACGTCGCCAAGACGTAGATTAGCTACATCTGCGCTAGTTGGCAAGGTGTTTAAGTTTAAGTTAAGTGACGCCCCACCCATGTCGCCCGGGTTATTTAACTGATTAAAATACAACCTCAAGATGTTATTCAGTTGGTCATGATACCGGCGATCGTATTCATCAGGCGCTGCCGGTAAGCTGGGGGAAGTAACATTTAACTCAGCCATACATTATCTCCGTCCATCTGGTCTAATGTCAATTCTAGGCGCTCCTAGCTGCCAAGTTGTGCCAAGCTGCGTAGAATCTATCTTAAATATTAACTGCCTACCCCTTGCACGGGTGTAGATCTGCCCAGTAAATTCTTCTGTAATGACATAGGTAGTACCTCTAGTTACGCCAGCAGCCGCAGCGTTTCCAGCCCCAGAACCAGAGTTTTGCATCGGGTACAGCGTCATAGTAACTTGCGGTGTTGGACTACTAGACGAGCCAGAGAACGTCAGGTCAGGAAGAACGCGCCATACAAACCCAAGATTATGGCCATCATTAATGTCAAACTCAGACGAAGAAATATTAGCTGCAATTGCTACCGGAGTGCCGGTCTCAACATCATCAACTCCGTCTTCGTGCTGAACAATCTTGCCGTTATATGTAGCAGCAATAGGATACGTAAGCAGCCCAGAGTCTAGCCAAGCAGTGCGCGCCATATTGCCGTAGTACCAGACATTCTCAAGATAGTTATAGACCACATAGCGGTCAACAGTAGTGCTGTTAGCTGAGCAATAAAACCACCAGACTTCGTTGAAGCCTTCATTAGTACTAGCGTAAACCTGTTGAGGCTGCTCAATATTAAAGTCTTGGAAGATGTAACGGCGTAAGTCACAGCTCAGTGTTTGCACTCGGCCATCGTATCTATAAAACTTATCTACGCCCATCCAGTAAACAACACCAGAAGCAAGCGCAGCCGCGTTAGGCCCAGCAATAGAGACGTTATCACCAAGCAGTTGAGAACCCCACACAAACGGAGGGCCAAGGTATTGCAGTGAATAGAGTGAAGTGTCAGTAAACACCAAAATCTCTTGGCGGGTTTGAATTGCCGTAATAATTTCAGAGCCGTGAGACAGCGTTAAGCT